ATCCCTTGTCAGACAATGACTATTTCTATATGATGGAGTTTTCTAATCTTATATGTGCTACTGTACCTATGATGTCGCTCGACCCTGAATTTAGAGATGAGATACAAGCGTTCGTAGATGCAGAGAAAGAAGAAGAAGAAGCTAAGAGAGTAGCGAACAACCGAAAGAAAAAGAAAGTTAAAACAGAAACAACTGGCAATGTTATTAAGGTAACATTTTCAGGCAAGGTAGATGGGAGTGCGTAGCATGACAGAAGATAGTAAAGATAACTTTAAAGGAGCGTATACTGTGTCTAGTGAAGACATGGTAAATCACCCACCGCACTACAATCAGTATGGTGTAGAATGCATTGACGCATTGAAGTCAGCTTGCGGTGAGGGCTTTGAGTATTACTTGCAAGGTAATGTAATGAAGTACCTATGGAGATACCGATATAAGAATGGCATAGAAGATTTAAAGAAAGCCAATTGGTATCTAGAATTATTGATGGAGACTGTTGACAATGGCAATAAGAAAAGCTAAGATCTATATTACATTGGAAGTAGATACAGAAGACTATCCAACACCTGTCGATGAACAACTAGAGAAGGATGTACAAGATCAAATCGAAGCGTTCATCTATGATGTAGATGGATTTCATTTAAATAAAATTAAAGTATTAATGGGAGATTAACATGGGATTACCAACAGACTATCAAAACTTCATAGCAACCTCTCGCTATGCAAGATGGCTTGACAATGAGGGGAGAAGAGAAACTTGGGAAGAAACAGTGACACGATACGTGGACTTCATTTGGGATAGAGCCAATGCTGACAACATCATGCACGACAGAACACGTTTGAAAATATGGAAAGCCATATACAAACTAGATGTTATGCCATCTATGAGAGCCTTGATGACTGCAGGTAAAGCACTTGATCGTGACAACACTGCAGGATACAACTGTAGCTATCTGCCTGTAGATGATGTTAAATCATTTGATGAAGCTATGTACATCTTGTTGTGTGGCACAGGTGTAGGCTTTAGTGTTGAACGTAACTACATTAACAAGCTACCAGAGATACCAGAACATCTATACAATAGCGACACGTGTATATCAGTGAGCGATAGTAAAGAGGGATGGGCAAAGTCCTTTCGTATGCTACTTGCATTGCTATATGCAGGAGAGATACCCACGTATGATATCAGCAAAATTAGACCTGCAGGTGCTAGGCTAAAGATCTTTGGGGGCAGAGCATCAGGCCCTGCACCGCTTGAAGATCTGTTTAAGTTTACTGTTAATATATTCAAAGGTGCTGTAGGCAGAAAGCTTACAAGCTATGAGTGCCACAGTATCATGTGTAAGATAGGCGAAATCGTGGTAGTGGGCGGCGTAAGGCGGTCAGCCATGATCAGTTTGTCCAACTTGTCTGACATACGCATGCGTCATGCCAAGACAGGACAGTGGTGGGAGACTGCACCACACATGGCACTCTCTAATAACTCTGTCGTGTACACCGACAAGCCTGACTCTGAAACATTCTTACGAGAGTGGACTTCACTGGTGGAATCTAAGTCAGGTGAGAGGGGTATCTTCAACAGGATATCAGCACAATATCAGGCTAAGAAGAATGGAAGAAGAGATCCTGAACATGCCTTTGGTACTAATCCATGTAGTGAAATCATACTTAGGCCATATCAGTTCTGTAATCTTACAGAGGTTGTGGTTAGAAAAGATGACACACGCAAGAGTCTACAAAGAAAGATTGCTATTGCTACTATCTTAGGTACAATGCAATCTAAGCTGACTAACTTTCCTTACCTAAGAAAGATATGGAAGAACAACACAGAAGAAGAAAGATTGTTGGGTGTAAGTCTTACAGGTATTATGGATAGTCCTTTGACTAATGGCAGAGAGATGGGATTACGTGAAAGGTTAGAAGTATTTAGAAAGGTAGCAGTTGATACCAATAAGAAGTACGCTGACCTATTAAACATACCGCCATCCACAGCCATCACCTGTGTTAAACCTAGTGGTACTGTATCACAGTTATGCGACAGTGCAAGTGGCATCCATGCTAGGCACAGTCAGTACTACATCAGGACTGTACGTGGTGACAACAAAGACCCACTCACAAAGTTTATGATAGATCAAGGTGTGCCTAATGAACCTGAAGTTAACAAGCCAATGGATACTACTGTGTTTAGTTTTCCTATTAAGTCACCTGAAGGATCAGTAACTAGAAATCAAATGTCAGCTATAGAACAGCTAGAGATGTGGAGAACTTATCAAGAGCATTGGTGTGAGCATAAGCCATCCATTACTGTTTCAGTACGTGAGGATGAGTGGCTAGAGGTTGGTGCATTTGTATTTAAATACTTTACAGAAATGTCAGGTGTGTCTTTCTTGCCACACTCTGATCACGTTTATCAGCAAGCACCCTATCAAGAGTGTTCTGAGAAAGAGTATAATGATATGCTATCAAAGATGCCAACAAAAATAAAATGGGCAGACTTGAAAGAACAAACAGACACTACTGCAGGTAGTCAATCTCTTGCTTGTAGTGGAGATTCATGTGAACTTGTAGATATAGGAGCCTAGTATGGGAAACAGAGAAAAGAGAAACTTAGGAAAGTATGACGCACCATTGGTGATTCAGTTTAGGAAGGGAATGGATGACTTCCAAAAGGGAAGGTTAAATAATCCTTTCCATCAGGACACGATGCAGTATCGTGAATGGGGTAGGGGATTTAACAAAGCCTACTTCGATAGACTAAAGAAGGTACAGAAGTATGAACTTAAAGAGAGAAGCAGACGCATGGCAGAAGAAAAGGCACACCTCCATGCAACTTGATCATTATCAAATCAACGCTAAGAAAACAGCCATCTATGCAGCTGAACATAAGATATTGTATCCTGCCCTTGGACTAGCAGGAGAGGCAGGCGAGGTGGCAAACAAAGTAAAAAAGATTATGAGGGATGGTGTACAGAAACTACCCCCTGATTGGAAAACCCAACTGACTTCAGAGATAGGAGATGTTCTGTGGTATTGTGCAGTACTAGCTGATGACTTAGGTACATCGCTAGGCACAATAGCTGCTCAGAATATTGAGAAGCTTGAGAAGAGACAAGTGAAAGGTAAGCTACAAGGTAGTGGGGATAATCGTTAAGGCTTTAAGTCTGCGTATTCATTTAGTAGCATCAAGTCTTCTGCGTTGGTGTAGTCAGGCATTCTATCTTCGTCTGTCTTGAACCACATCAACGCTCGTTTACGACTACGAGAATCCAACTTCTTAAATGCTGCAAACTCTTGTAGTAGTAGAGGAGCATCTTGTAAAAATGTTCCTTCTTCTTTTGCTTGCGTTCTAAAGTCACTCAACCTCTCACGCACATAGTCTACCTGTTCGTTACGCAGGAAAGAAGCCTTGTCATCACCTTCACCCCCTGCCTTTTCCCATTCTCTTTCAAACATATCAGAAACAATATCAGTCTCCTCTTTTAACTGAGGAAGCATGTCTCTCATTATTTTATTCTCTATGTTTCTTACAGAGGGTATGCCTGATTTGCTTTGAACCTTCCACTCCTTAATGCCTAGACCAGTTAGCCATTCCCCAACTTCGCTGTTCTTTTCTACAACGTTTAGTCCAAACAATGCACGTAACGCAGGTGCAACACGATCCTTCGTTTCACCTTCTTGAAATAGATACTGCTTATCGGGTATCTCTTCTTCACTTGATGGTGAAAGTAGATTACCTATACCCCTTCTCTCTAGTGGTATGGTTGCTTGTTGTTGAAACGTTTCCATTCCACCAATAGGCATTTCATCACCCTCTCCTGCATACTCTTTCATGGCAGTCTGTCTTAATCCAACAGCACGTTGAAAGTCTGCTATCTGTCCTATAGGTATTGCCCATGATGACAGGTAGTTACCTACAAGATTTCCTAAACTTTTACCCATACGCTCACTTGCTACTAGATCATCTGTAAAGTTTGCATCTCCTACGTAGGAAGCTATATCTTCAATGATGACCTGTCCTGTACCTGCACGTACATTAGTACCGCCAAAGGTTTCAGCTACATCTCTCAAGTCAAACCAATCCCCAAACGTACCTTCCCCTAGTCTTTTCATTGCTTCACCTACCCATAGGTATTGTCGCATAGGAAACTGTGGTGTAGTGTCTATACCTGCATTGTCTGCAATCATGTCGGCATCTATAACTTTATAGTCCTCACTTTCTGCAGTCATCCTGTACATGTACGCAGCCATAGCTGCCGATACACCTACAAGGTTACGAGAGATTCTTTGTCGATCCATGTCTGTTAGGGCAGATTTAAAAGCATCCTTATCTCCACGAATAACGTCACCTATCTTTCTAGTAAAGGGCATAGATGCACCGCCTGCGTAGTTACCCATCAACTCAAGTGCATTAAACATAAATCTAGGAAAGGGTATGATGAGAGTACCACCATACTTAGTAATCCAAGTAGTAGCTTCTCTAAACATAGGAGTGTTGGCTTGTTTTGCGTAGGTAACATCCAACGCTTTAGTCGTAGCTGACTCCATGAGTTGTTCAAACGTTTTACTGTCTGATCCTTTACGCAGAGATGTGTCATTATTAATAATAGCTTTTATCTTACCCTTATCAAGTGAGTCTAAAAAGTCTACATCCCACTCACGTTTCATTAGGCGTTGCATCTCACCAAAGAAAACAGATCTTCTAATGAGGAACTCTTGCATCCTGTTAGGCACGTTCACAACATCAACTACCTTCTCCATTCCCTGTAATACTCTCTCGCCTGTACCTATACTATCTCCTTCTTTCTTTCCTGTGATCCTACGAATCTCATTCATTTGACCATACATCTTGTCTTGCCACTTCTCCATGTCCTTACCATAGGTAAAGAACCAATCATCTAAACCTTTCAGATCTCTTGCTGTTAAATAGCTAAGACCTTTAAAAGAATTTGACCAGTTCTCTCCTGAGAATAGGTTTGCTGTAGCTTTACCAACACCGCCCTTTTGTAAATCAAAGATGGCCTGATCCATGACGTTGCCCATGCCCTCTAATGGCATACGAATAAGAGCCGAGGTTAAGTTACGTGAGGCAGTAGCAATAGAAGAAACCATAGCACCTCTACGTATGTTCTCTATACGTAACCAGTACTTTGCCATAGCATTTTGCCTGTCCATCATGTCCTTGTGTTTCTTCTCATCTACAAGGCTCTTTAGTCCTTTGCCGTACTTACCTATCTGTGCAGCTTTCTGTAGTCCTTTACCAAACTGAGAGAATGATCCCACTGTTCCTAATATAAACTGGTTATATGACATGCCATTCTTATTTAGGATATCTAGAAGTTGGTTGGCATCCATCTCTTGTGTGATAGCCATATTAAATAAGTTATCTATACTTCTTTTCTTTGTATCCCACTTAAACTTACTGCCCTTTTCCATAGCTATCTTATTAAAGTCTGCAGCCACACCTACCATTCTATCTAAAGAGTTCATGTTTAAAAGAGGATTAACTGTATTGTCTGCAGTTAAACCTAGCTGATCAACAGGAAGATCCTCTCCCTCTTTAAGAGTACCTGCCTTAACTTGTTCAGCTTTCATGGCTGTAACAGCTTCCGTATGTTGAGATAGTCTTTCAGGATTCCTTAATATAATTTGTCCTAACCTTCTATACGCTTCAGTATCTACTACCTCAACCATCTTTCCTTCTTTATTCTTTTTCTTCTTAACAATCTTACCTTTAGCTGACTCATATACTATCTTACCATTCTTGTCTGTTACAAATTCAAAGTTCTCAATCTCTCCCTTGTCATTCTTAATATCCTTTTTAACTTTGGGTACTTGTAAGTCCTTCTCAAATTCTTTTACAAGTTTTATTTTTTGATTTGCATTCTTAGTAGCCTTGGTCTTAATAGCTGTATCAGCACGTTTAGCTTCAGCTTCTGAGTTGTACTTAATATTCTCTAAGTCAATCTGCCTTTTACCACCTATCAAGTTCTTCTTGTCAGATACTTTAGGCCCTTTAGGTTTCTTACCTTTTTGTTTATCTAGCCCATTGGCAATAGCAATCTCTTGATCAGCAATCTTTCCAACTGTTGCATCACTAACTTTACCATTCTCGTTTATCTCTGCCCTACCTACTCGACCTAACTTAACTTTCTTTATAGATCTAAACATTAGCTCTAGTGGCCCACCAAGTATTGCACCCTCTGCCATGTTCTTTAGTCTATTTTTAAATCGGTTATCCTCTTCTTCAGTCATGTCGGTAGCTAAGTAGTCTGCAACAGCACCCTCTGCCCAACCATTTTCTTTTAACATGGCTGCTAAATTTTGCTCATCAGGATCAAACACCACAGCATCAGCGATACCTGCATTAATCATAGTATTACGAATACCTTTGAATCCTTTTGCTCCACTCTTGAGCATAGTAAACTTACCTGCACCAATCATACCTGCAGCAAACTGCGTAATGCCTGATGCAATTGCGCCTGTTACAGTGTCATACTCATCACTAATGATATCAAAGTTAGCTACACCGCCTGTAATAGAATCTTGCACAGATAATTTACCATTAGCAAATCCTTCTTTAACTTCTTCACGTGACCAATACTCAGGTATCAGTTGTCCTTCAGGAAATACAAGCCTACCTATATTTAATGTATCTTCTATCCAGTTACCTACATCCCCTACAAATTCTGCAGTTTGATTAATTGCTTCTTCTACACCACCTGCTATAGCTTGAGGTATCTCAGTTGAGAAGATAGCACCACCAACATCTTTAGCAATAGACATTCCCACACTATCATTCCTATTGTAGTATTCATCCTTTGCCATATCAAGAAGTATGCTATCTTCTGTGTCTTTGTATTCCTCTGATTCTTTCATGTTATTAACTAGAGAGCCTATGGCTGTAGCATCTTCTTCGCTTTCAGATATAGCCAGTATCTTTTCTCTTAAAACTCTTTCGTTATTCTTTTGTTCTTTATGAATAGCCATCTCCTCTTGAGAGACTTCAGGTAAATCATTAAGAAATCCCTCATCATTTTCTTCTGGTGAGACAGGTGGTGGAGCATTATTGTTTCCTAAAAAATCTTCTAAACGTAATACTGGCATTACATAGCTACTCCTAATCTTTTATAAGTTTCTTGTGTACCATAAAACTCTTTATTTTGACCATTGCCTACAAGCATTTCATACTGAATCAAATCATCATTATTCATAAATTGAATCATCATATTATTATTTGCTTCCATAATTTCAAACATCTTGTTAAGCGTTTGGTCTTTTGCTATTTGACCTGCCTGATTATACTGATAGTATTGATCGGCTGAAACAACAACAACGTTTTGATTTTTGCCACTTGTTATTTTATCTGATCTTCTATTAGCCATAACCTCTTCAATATGGTCATCTAGGATTGCAACTCCTGCATCAAGATGTGAATTTATTGTCTGCGTATTACTATACTTTTCTCCTCCTAAAATAAACGATGATTCATTTTCATTAGCATCACTTATATTTTTAAGAAAGGAAAATTCTTTTCCTCCACCAAACTCCATTCTTTTCAAAGCAACTTTTCCATCTCTCTCTTCGGTTAATCCTGCCTGTGATTGATAAGAGTTTCTTAAAGATGTTAACGTTGATATACTCATTCTTTCTAAGCTCTCATCTCCATTAATACTTTTTGCTAAAGATGTTAGCTGTTGTAGCTTATTTAAATTTTCTTGTGTAGGATTGTTAGCATAGACCAGTGAAAAAGATTCTATCTCAGCAGACAGTGTATCTTGCTGTACCCTATACTGTTTATTAAATTGATCTCTGTTTATATTAAACTGTGAAGACATAGTACCATCATCACCTGTAATCTGTTGAGATTGTACTAAAGCATTTAGATCTACCGCATTAGGCCCTTGCATCTTTTCAAGCAAAGAGTTTTGCATTACTGTAGGTAGCCCAGTAACGTAGTTAAGAGTAGCCTGATCAACACCATCGCCACCTAGTGCTTTAAACATAGCAATAGACTCTTCTTTTAACTTAGATCGTTCAGCGTTTCTAGCTGCTGATGCTTTACGCATTTGAGACTCTTCACGTATCTTAGTTAACTTAGTTTCTAAATCTATTCTATTTTGTACTTCTCTTTTTTCGTCATTGATTTGCATGCCACGCTTTGCCATGCCACCTAAAAATGATAACGCTAAACTCATTACATACCCCCTCTTGCCATTAACCCTTTTGGTTCTTCCTGACTAGGCTCTTGTTGTTCTTGTTCTTCTATGGCTTTACCTTCAGGAATTTCTTTACCTGTTTCTTCTTCAAACCTTTCAAAGGCTTTCTTAGCAGCCAAGCTATCTATAACACTATTATCTTCTTCTTCCTCTAAGCCTAGCTCTACCTTAACGCCTGCTTCATCAGCTAAGTATTCTAGCATCTCTACAATAAAAGGTATCACAAGAATGCCTGAGTCTATTGTGTGTACACCTTCCATAACATTTGCTGTCATTATTGTTTCTGATAGCATGGTTAGAGGTACGCCACTCTCCATAATAGACACAGCATTTGCTGATACTTTAGGCTTAGTCATTTTATCTACGTAATAGTTAAGCACATCCTCAACCTCAGAGTATTGAGGAGGTCTTTGCCAAGGTCTAGCTCCTAGTTCTGCGGTTAACATTTCACCAGGAATGGGAGCATTAAATCTATCTATCTGTTCAGCATTAACTGTCGGCATTGAACAACTCCTTACGTTGGTTTCTTAAAAACTTTATATAATGAGCAACCCTGCTTGTTGGATCATTGTCCATTTCTTTTGGTTTCTTGTTTCCCATGAAACCTTTAGTTATGTTTTGGGTTGGGGCATCATTTAGTTTCCCTGTCTTGTTAAGATTATTTATTGCTAATCTAGCTATCTTACTCATGTCTGTCTCCTCTAAAATATAAAGTCCATTAATAGTCCACCAATAGCTGCAATACTGTCAGCATTTCTTTGATCTTCTGCCATCTCCATGTTACCTTCTATCTGCATCTTTGTAGTTGCAAGTGTAGTTAATCGGTTAAGCTCATTCTCACTTGAAGTCCACGCACGTTCCATTGAATCTCCATACTGTTGCCATATATTTTGATAGGCCATTTGTGACATGTTTACAAGAGCTTGTGCGTTAAGTTCATTCGCCCTATTGATAGCGGCAGTATCGCCAGTAGCTATGGCTCTACGCCATTGTACATTACTTTGTGCTATAACCATAGAGTTTTGTGCATTAAATTGATCACGTTGGTTTTGTATCTGCGTATTGAACTTACTTGTAGCATTCTTTTGCCCTGCATTAAACTGTTCCATAGCATTAGTTTGTGCAGTATTAAACTGTGATACTTGAGTCTGAAGGCTATCATAGAATTGATTGACTTGATTTTCACTACTTGCATTGAATTGTTTTTGTGCATTCTTAGCAGCTGTATCACTAAGTATGGCGTTAATAGATCCTTGTGCCTTTAGCATAGATGCCTGTTGCTCATTGTTTAGATTAGCCATGTCTACTGCTAAAAAGTTTTGAGCATTCTGTACTGCAGTCTGTTGTCTGTTGTTAAGGTTAGCTATGTCTAGTTGTGACAATGATGCAGCTTCAGCCATTACAAGAGCTTGCTTATTACTTAGGTTAGCAAGGTTCATTGTGTTAGCTATACGACTGTTCTCTAATGCTACTGTTTGTTTAGCATTAAAGTTCATGTTTGCTATGTCTGATATCTTTGCAGCGTTTACAACTTTAGCTTGAAAGTCTTGATCAAACTTCTGACCCATAAATCTAGCACGTTGTTCAGCTGCTAACATTGCACGTTGTTGTCTATTAGAAAGATTCTGTCCTTCAAATTTAGCAAACGTATTGGCATCAAACTTTGCCATGTCTACCATCTGACCAGTTAGGGCTGTCATCATAGCTTCGCCTATGTCTGATCCTTGTATACCTTCAGCAGCCAATTTGTTTCTTAGCTTTCGCATTAGAGGTTTAGCATAATCAGGTGTGCCGTTTTCAAACTGTTTACCAAATATTTCTAACTGCCCTGCCAAAGTAGCTTTAGCTGATGGATCACCTTGAGCTGCTTTTATTTCTTCAGCAAATTTGGTAGCTGCATCTACGTCTACAGAGCTACCATCTACCATTTCCCCATCTTCTACTTTACGTTCTTCAAGATCTTCCATCTTAATGCCCTCGCCCTGTTCAGCTTTTAGTTTAGATACAGAGCTTTCATCTTGTTGAGCGGCATCAATCTTTTTAATCTTATCTTTATCTAGTGTCGCACCTGTAACATCTACCTTCTCAACCTCGTCTTGGCTTTTATCTGCAGTATAAGTTGATGCTTTTTTAGCAGTAGGAGCAACCACATCATCCCCTTTGTTGGCAGTTGTTGTGGTAGCCTTGGGATCAGTGTCATCTAATTTACCTGTTCCCTCTTTTATGTCTTGTGTTTCAGAATCATAGGCTATCTTTTCAGGTTTAATTTTTTGACTGTCGGTCAGTGTAGGGTTAGTCGCTTGATCCTGCATCTGCTTTTCGATAGGGTTAACTTTTTCTACAGCTATTTGATCTTCAGGCTTTGTAATTTCTACAGGCTGTGTTGATTTGCTATCATCAAACTTAAATGCCCCTGCACCTGCACCGTGTTTAGTATTTAAATCTGAAGCAACCTTATTCTTTTCACCTGCACCTGCAGCCTTAACAGTTTTAACAAAATCTTCATACTGATAATCAGGATCACTAAATGTGTAGTTCTTAAAACTTTCAGGATTAGAATAGTCACCCCCTGAACCCTTAGTTGACGATCCCATTTGAGCAAGTTTATCTACAGCTTGCTGTTGTGTCATACCACCTGTTTGATAGCTTACCATACCACCTGCTTGTGCATATAACTTTTTAGCTTTATCATAATACCTATTTAATAGATGTTGTTTAGAAGGATCGCTTGCTAGGTACTCTTTAAACTTTGCCATATCACCTTGATAACCAAAGTGTTTTGCAATCTTATCCATACCTGTCTTTGATATTTTCATTTTTGTTTTACTTGCCATGTTTAATCCTTACTCAAAATTTTATCTAGCTTGTCTTCTACCCTATGCAAAGAATCCATCACTTGACTTAGATCATCTCGCATTTCTTTACGTGTTACATACTCTTCTCTAGTTTTGTTTAATAGTATATCAATACGTTTAACTTCATGTATAAGTCCTCGAAATGCCCACACTGCAGGAGCTATAACTAAAGTCAAGACGATGTTCCAAAACATCCACATACTAATTTCCATTAACTACTCCTGAATTGATTTTAAATACCAGACTAGCCACCCTAGTCCTACAATAGTACATATTAAAAATAGTATGAATACACCTTCAATAATTCTATCTTTTATTTCCTGTTGTTTATACAACTGTTCTTGTCTTGCTTTTCTAATCTTACCTTCCATGCCCAATAGCTCTTCCCAAGCTTTATGACCATGACTAAATTTTATAAATTGTTCAAGCTCATATCGTTGTTCTGCCAGTTTCTTTTTAGCAGCGAATGCTTCAAGTGCTTCTTGCTCTACTGATCCAAACACCTTACGAAAGATAGGGGGCTTCTTAGCTGACTTTTCTTTTTGATCTATATCTGACACTGCACTCATCCATCTTGATAAATCCCCTGTCATTGATTCCATGTCACGACCTGCTTGAAAAGCACGTTTAAGACCAGCAAATGCTGTGCTTGCCGTGGTCAGAGCAGCACCTATGGTAATAGGATCAAACATTAAGAGGGTTTAGTAGGCCATGTTACATCGTAAATGTCAGAAGCTTTTGTTATATCACGTAGTTGCTGTCGGTAAGTACGCCATGCACTAGCATCACCACTAGCGTCTGTGATTAAATTAATATTCCAATCAGCTTCTTCTAACAATGAGGTACGTATAAATCTAAGATTATCTTTTTGTACATTGTCAAGGCTAGTCTGATATTCAGTGTCTTGTTCTGATTTAGTCTTACCACCTTCAATGTCTGCAAATCTATCTTGCTCCACCCACTTTTCTACCCAGTTATTACTTGAATCTTGTTCAACTCCATCTCTTACTATTATTTTTGTAGATGCTGAAGGATCTGGTGGTGTAGTAGGTAGTATACCTGTATATCCTAGACCTGACAGTATTCTTGCTGACAACACACCTATAGGAAAAGATGTGTTAGGATTGTCTTGCCTAATTTGCATTTCAGTTTTAATTGCACCACTTGTATGTCTATAATCTGTCATTAGTTTCTCCTTAATTATTATGATGTTTTAGCTATAGCGTAGAATAAATATGTAGCACCACTCACATTAATAGTTGCAGGACTATTACCCATTACTTTAAAGCCTGCAGTTGTTTGTTCTACCATGTCACCACCTGTAACATTATAAGTAATATCTGTATTTGTACTAGATAACCATGAGTACGCACCATCATTACCTACATTAATTCCTGTATTTTTTCTATCAAATATGTACCACTCTCCATTATAATCTAGTCGTTTTATAAGTATAAAATCCACACCACTACTAAAGCCACAATCTACAGTTACTTGTGTAGAGCCACCTGCCCCTGTATATTTGCCTACTTTTGAAACGCCTGCTACATCTCCAAAAACGTATGCTACATATAACACATTAGCAAGGTTTACAGCACCAGATGCAACATTACAAACAGTAAACGCAGAACTTGTTGGGGCTGTATTATTCCAGAGATTGCCATTAGCTGTTGATTCGGCATCATTTGCATTTAATATTAGAGCATAATTATTATTAGTTAGCTGATTACTCCAGACAAACCAACTTAATTGCGGCGCACCTGAATTTAAATTAAGATAGCTCTTTACCCATATCATACTAGGAACTTTATTTAATTTATGAGAAACAGTTTTAACGCTATTACCATCAGGCAAAGTTGCACTAGTATCTCCTAGATAAGTAACTATATCACAAAAACCTTTTGCTCTTTTCCACATGTACCCACGATGATCTGAACTCCTACCAGTTGCATAACCTTGACCTACATCATTTGCATTATATGCAGTAGTTTGATGTTGCGGGCCAAATTTTAAATTAGAACTCTGGCCTAATGCATAGCTTTGACTAGACATTCTTAACGCCCCTGATCCTACTGGCCTATTCATAGTATACACACTTGGACTTGTAATAACACTATCGCTATTTATTGCCATATCTACTTCTGGTGTACGAGTTAGTTCTGCATTTAAGAAAGCTGGAGTTTGCCCAGCTGAGGACTGAGAAGGATAAAAAACAGTCTTAGCCCCTGTGTCACTTGATGTTAATGTTCCTGATATATCTCCTACATTATCTAGATCTCCTTTTCTTATTGCCATATATATCATTGTTTTATTAGTGTGATTACTAGGACTGTAATATTTTGCTATACCTTTACCTGCACCTTCATAAAAACCTTTCTCTAAAGGAGCAAAAATAACATCAGATTCATCTAATAAGCGTGAAAAATTAGTATCGCTAAACCTCAAGTATCTTGAACTTTTTAAGCTCCAACCTCTATCATAATCAAGTAGATTAAATGGATCTCCATTCTGTTTTGTTTTTACCATACAAAGGTCAGCTTCCCAACCAAACTCATTAGGTTTGATAACTGCTGAAGCACTATTACTCCATTCCCCCATTTTAATTTGACCACTGGCACTAGGATCGTGTGCAAAAAGATAAGCTACATACGTAGAATTTTGTTGATTTACTGTGGCATTAGTTCCTACACTAAATTCAGTAGTTGTAGGCATTGTGTTATTCCACATAGTAGAGTCGGCTGTAAAAGAACCAGTATTGCTTAAGTGGCTATAATAGTATGCTGCATTGCCACCGCCTGTGATACCATATTTATGATAAACTTCCCAATTACCATAGTTAGAATCTGATCCATTTCTTTTCTTTACCCATATCATTCCGGGTTCACAATTTAAATTATGATTAATAGTACGATTAGATCCATTTCCTGTGTAAGTTACCACATCAAAAAACTTTTCTGCTTTTTTGAATGTGTATGCAATATAATGCGTAGCATTATTATTGTAATAATTATAGCCACCAAGTGTAAAACCAGTTGAAGTAAATCCTGTAAGGGAGGTTGACTCTGTAAATTCATAATTTACTGTGCTAAGTTGTAATACTTTAGTTGCACCTCTTTCGGTATCAAATACACCCCATGACGATAGTGATCCTACATTTAAAGATTTAAGTAATATCATTCCTCCTGATGATGTTAAGTCCATTCCTGTAGTTATATTATAAGGACCGCTGCCTGCACCATTATAAAATTTAGCATTATATAATCTGTCAGTAGCACCACCACCTGCATTCCCACTTCCACCAAAGCTTCCGCTTGATCCCATTTGTCCTTTTCTATAAAATCCTGTCATACTAATTCCCTATGATAAATTTAATCCTGCAGTAAAGCCATATATATTTGTGCCACCATCCACAGAAAAGAAAGTAAAAACATCTATACTATTTGCTGTACCTGTAAGTGTAGGTGCAGTTCCCCCTGCCCACTTAATTGCAGCAGGCCATGTAACAGAAAAATTACCACTTGAATTTTGTTTTACTTTTATTGTAAATCCAAAAACATTATCTTTATTAACTCCTAAATGTTCTGTGGGAAAGTTTGTAAATGCAAGAGTAGCTGTTCCTGTTAATGTAACTTCAAAAACATTATAATATTGCATATCAACATTTGTTGAACCAGAGGCATTAAGTGCAGCGACACCTTCTCTATATTGCATAGCATAAAATGAATCACTAGTCTGTGTCCATGCACCCTTACCACTAAGGTTTAAAATTACATCACCATCTGATCCTGCAGCAGATACACCTACTTGAGCATTACCTGAAGGACTAGCATCTGCGTTACCAATATTTACATAGTTTACAGCATTTGCACCTGCATCCCCCCAACCTAAAAGTCTAGCACCATGAGAATTAAATAAATCTTGATTTGTTCCACCTGATCCCCCTAGTCGTGGAGCTAATAGATAAGAATATTGTATAGTCTTATTTGATAATGTTTGTGTATGATCTTTAAATACAAACTCATCATTACCTGCCAATAAAGGTAGAGTAACTGTTCTATCTGCTGCTAATTCAGATACTGCAAATACATATTGATGATCTGAACTTGTGTCATTTATTTGTGGTAGGGTTAAAGTTTTACTAGCAAGAGTTTGACTGCCTGTTAATGTAGCAACTGTATTATCTATGGCTATATCATTAGCATTAGCAGTAATACCTGTACCACCAATTACATTTAAAGTAACAGCACCAGAAGCACCACCACCTGTTAAGCCTGTGCCTGCAGTTACCTCTGTTATGTCAGCACTTATACCACTAACTTGTGCATCTACATATGTTTTAATTGCTTTTGCTGATGCTAATGTGGTATCCCCTGCCGACACTGCAGTTAAATCGGTATCTAAAACACCTGCCTTTAGATTGTCTACTTCAACATTTGACAAAGTATTGTTATCTACATCTATAATTTTATTAGTTAACGTGTCTGCAGATACTAGTGAAACTAGTGTACTACTAGCACCTTGAGGTAGCAACATAGTATTGGTAGTTGATGTACTATGAGGTTGTGCTTTAATAGTTTGTCCATGACTATTAGCATGACAATTAAGTTTTATTTGACCTTCAACACTACTACCATCTCCTTGAACTTCTAATATATTTGTTGCAGGTTTAACTTGTAAGTTACCTGATGCAGTAGTAGATATACCACTAAATACAGGAGTTGTTAATGTTTTATTTTGAAGTGTATCAGTTGATACAAGAGATACAAGTGTACTACTGGCTCCTTGTGGTAATAGCATGGTATTGGTAGTGGTTGTACTATGGGGTTGTGCTTGTATCGTTTGACCATGTGAATTATTTTCACAATTTAATTGTATCATACCTGATGTATTACCACCTACAGTACCACCTTTTACTTCTAGTTTATATGTGTATGGATTTACAATTAAGTTACCAGAGGTAATGGTAGAAATTGTATTACCATCTGCAACTATATTATCTATATGTAAATCTTTGAATACAAAACTTGTTTTACCTAGTCCTACAGTTGCTGTATTAGTTGGATAGAAAGCATTTGCATCAGTACTAAATTTACCTGAAGGACCGATGACAGTTATCCTAGCACCCTCTGCAGCTGTGCCATCATGCTTGTGTCCACTTGCATTATTAAATGCTGATTGCAAAGAATTATATTCATTGTCAAAGTCACTAGCATTAATGACTTTGCCTGTTGCAATATTATCATTTGTATCTTGTCTAGTATATCCTGCCATTTTTAAGTTCCTTATTGTCTGTCATTATTAGCATACTCGATTAATGCTGTGTCTAATCTATAGTTAGCTGTTGTTGTATCGTCTTCTATACGCAAGGTCAATGTCTTTCCTGATCCTATTACATTTTGAATGTATATAGTATCTAACTCTGAACCATACAACGATGTAGAAGTACCAAACGTATTACCCCCATACAGTATAGCAGCTTGTGTTCCTGATGCTAAAGTTATTGGGGTAGGTTGTATTACATCAGGACTGCCCTCATCATATTTTAATGTTAATGTACTATTGAATATACCAATAGCATCAATGTACAAAACTAATTTATAAAATGTTTTTCTAACTAGAGGATCAGATATTGGCATAGGAGGAGATTGAAAAATAGAAGGTATTAATGTGCCATCAAAAGTATCTGTACTATCCATTTTATAAATGTAACCATCATCATTAGCAAAAAGTATTAACTCTGTACTTACTCCTGTTTGACCCATGTATCTTGAATCAGCTATATAAGCATTGATGCCTACTATTTTTGCCCAACTTAATCCTGTACCACCTTGAGCAATAAATTTAGTTGCCAAGTATCCTTCAGCAGCTTCATCCTGTATAGCACCATCATATTTAAAAATCCTATACTGTGCTTTTTCTCTTAACGTAACCGCTTGAAATGATCCACTAGTAAAATTATCTATGTCTTTTTTAATTGGAGCAGATGCTACATCTAAATTAAAGTCACCAATCCTATCAGTAGATGCTAGTGACCTTATTCCATCTGGAGCCATAAATAAAATATCACCACCTACTTCAGCTATAGTGTCAGGTTCAATGCAACCTATTTGTGTAGTTACTGGCTCAGACTTAAATGCACCTGATGTGCCTGTTACTTTAAATATAGCCTGTCTAGTAAATAAAATTAAATTATCACGAAAGGTAACTAGCCCTGTTATCTCATCTTCGTATCGTGTAACACTAACCTGACCACTTGCAAAGTCTGTGTCATCATTTATTTGCATAGATAGTAGATTATTGCCCTTTACAAAGAATAAACAATCTTTAAACAAAGCTACAAATTTAGCACCTAAAACATTTGCAGGTGTGCCACTTGAACCTGATGTAATAAAAGTTATACAAGAATTTGCATTAGATGCACTGTTATAAAAGGCAGGGTAGTTAACTCCATCTACAAATACAGCTTTGTCTGTACCATTAAAGTTATAAACAACACTTCTTATTTTATTTGTAGAAGCTTGCCTACTTGCATGATCTCCACTGCCTACACTATGTGCCACAGTTATGGTACTAGGATTTACATGGTAATATATACTATTAGCTGATGCACTATCTAAGCGTGTTATGATTGCTGTATTTACATCAACTAACGTAAGTCCTGTAACTAGATTAGTTCCACCACTGTTACTGCTTATTTCTATTTTATTACTATTAAATTTACTATAGCCTTTTAACTTTGAATACCCACCTTGTAGTGATGGCTCATAGTTTTGTAATATACTAGCACTACCTACAGCCTGTGTACCATGTTGCAATGGACTAAGATTAGATATCAATCCACCTTTAAACTCTATAGGAAATGTTTGCCATGCTGTTGCCATTAAAATACTCTAGGGTTTAAACCACCAGAGGTACGATCTATAACAGTAGAACGAATATACTCATACCTATTAATGTAAATGCTACGCATATATTTAATACCTTCTTTAAATTTTCTTTCTGATAATTGGGAATTTTGTGTATCTCCTCTAAATTGAAAAGCATAGTACATTGCACCATCTACAATCACATGTCTAAATTCTTGTGGTACTGAGGGTACATCACTAGCTTGCTCTAAGATAACTGGATTTTGATAGTACTCATACACTAACTCATAGGCTTTATCAGGACAAGGTACAAATATAAACTCTTGACTTGGTGTACGTACTATATAGTTAGGTACTCCACGTATACCTGTAGAGGTATTATACTCATAGTCTATGTAGTTGTCAAGATATTCTTGATAGTCAAGTGATTTTAATTTTTTAGTTTCAATACCTAGCGTATCATTTCGTTTTAACCTAAAGCTATTCTCGTCTAATACTTTTGCATCTTCAGGATAAGGATATCGCATTACTCCTGCAGATAGTATTTCTTCTTCTTCCCTATGATTCCAAGGCCAGTTAAACTCCTCATGGTTAATGTGTCTTATAGAAGAATTTACAGCATCTTTAGCAGTTTGATAAAAACCTTTAGCTGTTATAAAATTAGTAGTTGTTAGCTCTACCTCATTTAATCTTCTATTAATTTCATTTACTAAGTCTAAATAATTGTATGCCATATTAGTTTTCCTTAATACGTAACTTTACTACTCGTTCAGATATAAGTCCTGTATCGTCTGTTATCTGTGATGTAATCTTATACGTTTGATTAACTGTACCACTACTTAATCTTAATGTGCAAACTGTGTTAGTACTATCCCTTAATATACCACTAAACACTGT